GATGGGCCTATCTCTGCATCCACTTTTAAAGGTACTTTTAATTCAACCGTGTTCTCCATAATCTCTTTGATTTTATTCTTTTCACCGTCAGAGTCAATAGAGCAGTTTAGTTCATCATGCACTTGTATATGCGCTATGATGCCCTCTTCATACAAATCTACCATCGCTTTTTTAATCATATCAGCACTAGATCCTTGTATAAGACGATTTAAAGCCTTGTAAGTAAAGGCGCGCTTCAAGTCACGACCATACTCTCTTTCAGCTTCTGCTAACGGTAAAGATTTATGAATACCAAAAGCGCGTGGCTCCCATCTATCAAACCTACATTTACGACCAAGAAGTGTCCGTAAGAAACCCGAACTATCCGCTTTCCGTGTTGCTTGTTCCATTAACTGTTTTACAAAGGGTACGTTAGCGTGAAAGCTTGTAAATAATTCATCTGTTTCGTATTGGTCTAAACCAAGTTCACTACCTAATTTACCCTTACCCATGCCATACATCATGCCAAGATTAATTGTCTTGGCTGTTTTACGGTCTATGCCCGCCATATCGGCGACAGCTTGATGAAAGTCTGGATCTTGTGTTTTATAAGATTCAATAACCTCGTCGGCGCCCTTCAAGCCACCACCGGTAAGCGCGGCGAAGTGGACAAGAACTCTCGGTTCCTGTTGGCTATAGTCAAATGACCCCCACCTGCAACCTTCATCGGGGATGAAGATTGATCTGATCAACGGCCCGATGTCTTTGTTTCGTGCCGGAATTTGTTGTAAATTTGGATTATTATATGAGAATCTTCCTGTAGCTGTCCCTGCTAAGCCACTTTCACTTCTCATTTGATTTATATTAGCGTGTATTCTACCGTTGTGTTCATGTCTAAATATTGTGTCAATAAATGTAGCTCTAGCTTTATTCGTTTCTCTTGCATGAACAATTTGTTTTGCTAAAGGATGTTTATGTGTAACTAAAAAGTTTTTATCAAACTTCGGTTGTTTAGTCTTCTCTGTCTTTTCGTATGGTATGTTAAACTTATCAAATGCTTTTGCCACGCTGACAGCAGACCATACTTCTACATCGACACCTGTGTCTTTTTTAATTTGTTGTAACGTATCTTTTTCTTCTTTAATTAATTTTCTTTCTATCTTCCTTGCCTTTTCTAAGTCAACACGGACACCTTTACATGTCATTTCAAAAAGACATGGAAATAATTTTGTTTCTAATTCAAATATACTTGTTAATTCTTGTTTTATAATTTCTGGTTTAAATCTTTGCCATAATCTTAACGTAAGATCAGCGTCTTGTTCTGCATATTCTCCAACTTCCATAGCTGGTAATTTATACATTTCTGATTTCGCATCAACGCCCCATTCTCTTGCGGCTTCGTATAGCCTTGATTCTGATTTTGTTTCTTGTAAATAATCTCTACCTAAAGCACCTAACGTGTATTGAAATTTATTTTCATCAATTAACGGCGCCGCAATCAATGTATCAATAATTCTACCATGAACTTTTAGACCCCAATGTCTTAACCAGCCTACATCGTAACTTGCATTGTGAAATATTTTATCACAAGGTAATTCTAAAATTTTTTTAAATTGTCTCTTAAATAATCCTTCATCAAAGTTACCTCCACCATTTTCATGTCTTAATGGAAAATAACCTTTCCAACCCTCAACTGCTACAGCCACACCTAATACATGACCTTCTCCTCGTGCCCAACCCGGTCCGAGTTCCTTTATGCTTGGATCGTATGTTTCTAAGTCAATGGCTATTTCTTTAGCGTCAGATAAGTCTGGAACTTTCTCTGGCGGTGACCACTCACTCGGAGGTCGAAAAATTAGAGGCATCTGTATCATTAATTTCTCCTGCAATGGCCGCGTACCCAGCCATATCTATATAACAATCTTTCGTCTTTCTGTTTTTTAAACGCGCCACCTTTACAAGTAACATGCATATGGCTACGTCATGTGGTGATATTTTTTTATTAAGATAAGAGCTCCACAAGTCGGCGATATTTTTATGATTAATAACCTTGTCACCGTAATCCTCTTGTCGTTGACCTGTTACAATTCTGATCGTTTCTTCTAATATTTCTCTAGTCTTTTGCATCCTTATCTCTCATGTAAGTTAAGTCTTGTTGTAATAGCTGTAGGTCAAGTAAAAGTATTTTTAGTTCTTGATCAACTTTCTCACGGTTAAGTTTAGGAAGTTGTGCCCTAGTTTTTTTTACTTGCTTCAACGTAACGTCTAACTGCTTCAGCGCAGTGTGTATGTCAAACATATCATGTAACTCCTTTATCTGTAAATTATAACAATTTGCTTTAACGGTAAAATTATTAGTAGGATCAACTTCACCTTTTGTCATAAATATTGCTTTCTTAAAATATTCTTTATGATCCATTCGCCCTAGCAACCACGCTTTACTCATGTCGTTGAGCATGCGAACAAAAACATACTCATCACAATCTTGATGTAAACTAGTTTCTGCAATCGAGCAATCATAAAAATCTTTAGGAGCAGAGGTACAACGCTTTGTCTTTACGTCTATTCTCACTCCGTTTTCAATTAAATCGTAGTCAAAAGTATTTTTCCAAATTGATCTTGGTAAATGTTTGTGTGCTAAGTATTCACCTAAAACACCGCTTAAATTACCTTCTCCGTTTGTAATAGAATTTTTTAACTTACCAATAGACTTTGCTTTTTCTTTACAAGATTCTACCATGTCATTTGTAATATTTAATTTTATCATTAAAAAATTTCTGAAAACTCTTTACTTGTTTGAGCGCGAACTAAATGTAATTTATTTCTAGCCCGTGTCATTCCTACGTAAAACACTCTTCTCTCTTCGTCCTTATCGTTCCAATATTTCATGTCGGCCTTTCTTGGCAAGTCAGTGAATAACATAACATTGTCTGCTTCGCCACCCTTTGATCCATGTATCGTAGACAACTCTATCCTAGGTTCTAATCTAATGTTCTCACCGCGACGTAAAAGTTCTCTAATTATTTCTACATTAGTCGATGATAAGTTAACTAATGATTTAAACCACGGTTGATCTTTACCTATTTTTAGTCCGTGATCCTTGCATAGTTTTTCATGTGAATACATTTCATCTTTGTTTGCGCCTTTCATGGCTTTGTGTTCTTTATCAACACCAGCACCTGTTTGAATGTATGTATAACAACTCTTCACGGTGGTATAATCAATAGAGCGACCTTGACAAAGAGCTTGCCAACCTAAAATAGCACGTCTTACACGCTCACTTATAGATGGCTCTTTTTTTCCATCTTTGTTTGTTTTTAAATAATATAAACCTTTCTTTTTCATATCATCTTCTATTTTTGTTAACCGGTGTCCGTGTCTCGCTAATACAAGCCATTTACCTTCTCTTAAATTATCTAATTGTTCATTGGGAAATATCTTTATCTCACCCATATCATCTCTTGATGTCCATTCTTTTTCAACTCTTCCTCTAACTCTTCGTATTAAATTATCAGCTTTGGCATGAATTAACTGTGGTAAACGATAAGACTTATTTAGAATCGTTCTAGATCCCTCCATATTTATAAGGAATTCCGGCCTTGCCCCAGCCCATAAAAATATAGCTTGATCATCATCACCCGCAACATAAACTCTTTTAGCCTTCGCCGTTATTCTTTCTACCATCTTCCATTGTAACCAACTTAAATCTTGTGCTTCATCTACTATTACCACGTCAAAATTAGGCATTCTATCGTAATGCATTCTGTTAAAATCTACAATCATGTCAGTCATGTCGTATTTATTTCTTGAGTTTTTGTATTTAATTAATGCTTCATCAATGTATTTTAATTTAGTTAAACCACCATCTAAATGACCTACATCTGGATAACCGAAATAAGATTCTGTTGTTAACCCTCTTATCTTTGCACCGTCTATTACTTGAATAAAAACATCAGATGGATAACCAACACCATATTGTTTTACTTTATTATTAGGATTACTTAATTTTATCTGTATCTTATTAGAAACATAATTGTAATCTTCATCATTCATTATATTCTCTTCTTTTAAATGTAATTGCCTGTAAGCTAAACTGTGTAATGTTCTAAAATTAGTAAATTCTTTTTTACTATAATTCATTTGTGATATGGCACGAGATAACGCTTCATCCGCCGCTTGGTTTGTAAATGCAAGATAAGCTATTTTTTGTGGAGGGACATTATTTTCTTTCAACTCTTTTTCTACAATGTGTAATAAGTGTGTTGTCTTACCCGTTCCGGGCGGTCCAAATATAATGTTTCTCAAAACGTCATCTCCCATCTGTACATAACACTTGAATTAAAAGATTGCGCTTCTCTTTTGTCTCTAGTTTTCCAACCTTTATACTTACCTTTTTTAAAATGATCTTGTGTTTCAAATCTTTTCCAACCAACAGCTTTCATGCTAGAACCACTTTCATGTTCCAACGTGTAAGTTAAAATTTTTTTACCTCCCATTTCTCTCCATATTCTAGCACATCTACCATACAAAAATGAGCAAGCATTTTTTATGATGGGTTCTTTTACACAAACTCTTAAAACCTCTAAAGTAAATTGTTCATCTAATCTTCTAGATAAAGGCCTGCCACACATGGCAACTCCTATCATGTCACCCTCATAATTTGCACCTATACTAAACTTATGACCTCGACACCTTTTACTATGCCTGTGATGTTTTGTAACAAAATCATTCGCTTTTTTTAAAGTTAACGGTATAGCTATGAACATAATTAAAACGGTGTCTCCTCTCCCATGTCTGGAACTTTTAAGGTGTCTTGATTTTTTCTCTGCCAAGGTACATATAAAATAAAAGCTGGTTTACCTTTTACTCTACGTCTCGCGTCACCGCCCTTCAACTTCCCTCTAATGTGAGCTAGTATTTCTGTCGGTGTAAAATTTTTAAAATCATTTTTCTTTAAAAACTTTTGTAATTCTTCTGATTTAAAAAACGCTGTCATTCTTTTAACTTCTACTTCTGTTGCTCTGTTTGATTCGTCATTTATCTTTTCAAAGTATGCTTTTTCTTCAAACAACGCTTTACCTATTTCTATTTCATCGATGTGATCTGCTTCACCTTGATCCTCTAAAAATCTTTCTAATAAAATTTCAAACCTACCAGCTCTTGTAACTTCATGTGGCATAATAAATATTTGTGCTGTTTTTAATAATGCACGTAGTCTATTATCCCAATCGTTGGGTCTTAATTTTACAGGATATTCATTAGCTTGGTTTACACATTCTCTCCTAAATTTTGATTGTTCTTCTAATTGATCAGTTGTAAGTTTAATCTTTTTACCATTTATATTTAACTCCCATGTAGATTCATCACTTTCATACTTGGTTAAATCACTTACTAAATCTAACGCGTCATTACCTATACCATGCTGTCTAATTCTACACGCTAAAGGTGAGCACACAGAGCACATTGGCTGATCTTTACATTTATATTTGTAATCTTTTTTCTCATGTTGTCTTATTGTCTTTTGCACTTGTTCAGAACTAACAGGAGGATCCATGTATTTATGATTAAAAACATCCATCTTGTCTTGCCATTCATCTGGCCATTTCTTTTTTGCATACACTGCGTATTGGTATAATGTGTTATCTCTACCTCCTTGAGGTACACCTTGTGACATGAGAGTTGCTAGACACGGTGGTCCGTCGTCCATGTCTTTTACATCGTGTTTTCTTTTTATTACTAAATTTTCTAAATCCTCTTTTGCCGTACAGTATTTATCATATAAATCAAAAAACCCACTAAGGTCAACACTAGCCCCATCATCATTAAAACAATAACGTAAGCTATTATCACCGTCATGGTAGGGAAGATTAAGAAAGTTTCCAGTGTCCCCTCTCTCTGGTTTAATTTCAATTTGTTTTGGAAATATTTCGCAATCTGCATAACCAAGTTCTCCTGCCCACTCCATTAGTTTATCACGCATGTATAAAGCTTCAACTGGTTCTTTCGTAAATAAAAATACATGTGCACCGCCACTTTTTGATCTACACATAACAAGTGGTAATCCTAAATTTCTAATTTTAGCTATAAGTTCTTTATGTTTTAAAGGATATGTATCGACGTCAATACAGCCCCATATACATGTAGAATCATCTCGTATGGGTATAATACCAAGACTAGGATCTTTTCCAGCTAAGTGATCTTCCCATAATTTATCAACTACGGGTTTTTTAATTATAAAAGCCGCTCCTCCAGCTTTTCCGTTTTTAGATTCACCATTGCTTTTATATTGTCCATAGGCACGGTCCATACCATAGAATATACTCTTAAACTTTTTTACTTTGTCTTCCATCTAAATCCATTGTAAGAGGGGCGATTGCTCGCCCCGTGTTTTTAGAATGGTACTTTTTGTTCAGTATTAGAAGATTCTTCTTCATACTTAACTTTAACTTCACCCTTAACAACACTTTCAGCAAAAGACTTTGCTATGTTATAAAGGTTAGCGTCGCCAAGTTGTTCCTCTCTACCAATTTCCCAA